GTTGGAACGGACGTACGTCCACCCCGTGGTAGTAATCACCACCACAGGACTATCTGAAATGGCCATGCGCAAACGTCTTATCAACGTTTAGCACAAAGCCAAACCACTTAAAGTAATATAGGACCAACTTATGCATACGTGACGAGTAAATCAGGTCGTCACCATACACAGAAATGGTTCTCCGATCTAGGCGGCCAAAATGGACGGCCTCGATCGCTTTAAGAAGTGCCAGAAAGACCAAGGTCTGAAGAGGAAACGTGTACCCGATGCCCATAGTGCAGAAAGTCAAACTTTCTACACTAGATCCATCCGGGAGAGAGACTAAACCAATCCGAGAGCGATGAAGAATATCCATCCAATCGGGCGGGAACAGTCGCTCTACGAGGGCGACGGAAATTGAATCCGACGCACTCGACAAGTCAGCCGTCACTAGCAATCCATGCTGTGATGCTTGACAAGCTAAATGACGATGGCGCATTTGCAACGTGCCAATGTCATAGCCGTTTCTCTTCAATCGCTTTCGGATAATCCTGCCTATACCGTCGGACATGTAACTGCCGATTGTGGTGTTTGGCATGATCGCCCTGAACGATTTGAACGACTTGGGGACTAGCGACAACGTCAGTGAACTCGTCAACTGGTAGGTGGCGTCCTCTTCTGAGGATGCACTGCCTTTCTGACCATCAAGATAGTTTTTGATGATCGGTATTTGGCTCATCTCTGAGTCAAACCACTTGATTTGTTCAAAGGAACCGGAAATGGGGATCCTCCAACGCTCGGCTTCCGAAGCCATGCGTGCAGGAACCCCGACCGACGCCCCACTTCCAAACCTGCAGAGGTCACGACATTCAATGTCGTCGTACTCGCCTAAAACTTTGGCGATGTAGCGAGCCGCAAGATCTAAAACAAGCTGACAATTTGCTGACAGCGAGTTAAGATCAAGCGCGGCAAGCCGATCTTGAGTTTCTCGATAGGACATAACAGCCTTGTCGATTAACTCTTGATCACGAAATAGGTCTTTCGAGAACCTATACCTCTTAAGCAACGAGTCGATCTGATAGGCCGCTTTGAATTCGGCGACCGTCATAGACTCTTTTGCGGCAGATTCCAACCCGCGCACATCAACTATCTTGCCAAGCCGTATCATCGCCTGGTAAGTACTGCAAAAGTCGGTGTCGTTAAGGTTGGTTTGGAAGTCACTGACAAGCGAAGATGCGAGTTTTCGCATCGTAGCATCAACAGAGTATCTCTCTGTTGATTTTCGGGTACTACCCACGATACACCTCCATTATGGGTCTTGAGAAGTGTGGCCGGAACCCTAACCCAGGGTACCGGCTGCCCAGAAGTCGGCGGCGTCCGTGTCAATCAGCAACTGAGCACCGAGCTTATTCAGCTCCAATGCGTTTGCTGCAGACAGGGACGGGTGGACTTCACGTTCAACGCGAATGACGTTGAAGACGACTTTCCCATCTGCCAATACCTGCGGCAGTGTGAGAGAAATGGTCTTCTTGTCTTTCCCGTAAACGCCGGTCTTCGAATCGAGAGTCGGCTGCTTTACTTTAGCAGTCGCCTGTCGACGTGTCTGGTAATCCGCATCTGCGGGTACCACCAGATGAATCCCGTTCTGGATGCTCACCCCGTCATCGAGGAAAGCAAGAGCAGTACCGCCGCTTGCCGAGATGGTAGCGCCGGTGAGGAGGGACATTGTTTTCAGCCCCATGATACACCTCCTAGGTGTAGCAGGCCCTAATGCTTAAAGCCTCTCAGCATACCCAGTATGGGTTTAACTAAGAGAGCCGCAGCATCTGCCTGATGAAGCGCTGACAACGGTTTCGTTGTCAGCGTGGGTGTGTGTGGCATGACCGGGTATGCATTGCGGACTACGTGCTCCCTTGTAAGGATGCTCGAGCCTGCAGTACCCGTCGCCCAATAGCTGCCTCCTAATAACCGCTTACAGGACCCCGAGAATGTAAATGTCTCGCGAGTCACAGTAGTAGCCCAGGAGCCAACCACACTCATAAATGGGTTCGGCGTAACCGCCTGTAACCAAGTACCAGTGTTGACGAACCAGTCAGCCACAAAAGAATAGGGGATCTTTTCCCATGCCAACGTCAGAAGATCTTGGTGTCGGAAACCCATGATCTCCTGCAACCGCTGAACAGTGGTACGATCAGAAACATCGTAGATCACCCCTGCCGAAGCCGCAACCTCTACATTGTAGGTCGCGGAGCCAGTGTACTGGAACGTTGAGTACGTCCCTGCACCGTAAGTGTCCACACATTTACGCGTCTGATTTGTGACGCTTGTCTTGGTGGACCTGGCTACAAGGCGCTGACCATGTGAGTCCCACTGATTGTGGAACTGATCTCGAATTGCTTCCGCATCGAGAATGATCGGCTGCCACCCGTACCTCCCCTCTAACCATGCTGAACTAATGGCAGAGGCGAGATTCGAGCCGCTTTTGTTCAGACGCCGCGCTTTGTTTGCCTGCATATTCTGCAGGTGCCTCCGCGCAGCTCCGAACGGACGCTGAAACATCCCAACAGTCTTGTCAAGTTCTGACAAGATTTCACCACCCATGACGATCGGCTGCTTTGCCTTGGCGAAAGCCTCGGTTACAGCCAAAGCCGACATGCGTGATATGTCGTTTGCAATGTCAAACGACGGTCTGCTGAGGATGCCCTCCAAACCAGCGATAAGGTCTCCGTAGTACGCCCAAGTTTCCTTCCATGTAGGATGGTAACCGGATATCGAACCATCAGAGACTGCACGCTCCGCGACATCCAACACGAATTCACCGACCATGATCTCACCGCGTAGCTTACGCTTGCGGTAATTCTTGAACGGTTCATCGGACACGCTTTTCTTCACTCCTGTTTTGCCACAAGCCGTAGACCAAACGGCTTCTGCATTATAGGGAGGGGAGATAGGCAGTCCGGTGGTAGTCGTACAACGATGAAATATCTTCGTTGAAGACTGTGAATCTGTGCTGCGTGTACGCGTGGTTGGCATACGTCCTCCTTGTAGTAAGTGTGCATTGGTATGCACACTCATAATACTGGCCGGGTAACTATTACTAGCTACC